ACTTAACACAGGAAGAAAAGTACCTTGTAAATCGGCTTTTGGAGGAATCAAAAGTGTTTATTTTGCTGACTTTGGAACTATTGCTAGTGTTGCAGTAGATTCTTCAACAAAGGTAGCAACTATCACAAATGCTTCACCAGCACCAGTATGGTACGAATTTGATGTAAAAGGTAACTCATCTTTAGAAACTACAGTAACAAGTTCTAGAGAAAATGGTACTACTTTTTATACTCAAACATTAAATTTAACATTAACTTATTTAGATGCTAAAACACAAGCAGAATTACAAGTTCTTGCAGTAGCTAGACCTTATATTGTAGTACAAGATTACTACGGAAACAATTTCCTTTGTGGATTTGAAAATGGAATGGAAGTTACTGGTGGAACAGTAGTTACAGGTGCAGCAGCAGGTGATTTAAGTGGTTTTACATTAACTTTCGAGGGAATGGAAGAAACAGCACCTTATTTCTTAAACGCAGCAGTTACTGCTAGTACTGCCCAAATAGACCCTACAGCTTAATCTAAATAAGCTTTATAAAAATCAAGCACTCTTTCTGGGTGCTTTTTTTTTGCTCTTTTGTTTTTACAAATTGTATGGTTTATTACGTTATATAAGTAATGATTATATTAACTACATCGACAGCAGCACAAACAATATCTGTTATACCTAGAAGTTATACAGATGCTTTTACAATGGATGTCAGAGATGACAGTACAAATGTTACTGTAGCTTATGGTGTAACAACAGCAACAACGTCTGGAAATTATCTTACATTTAGTAATACTTTTAATCCAGTTTTAGTAGAAAACCATTTTTATGATATACATTTGTATGCAGACTTTAATTATTGGAATACTAATTACAGCTTTTGGAACTTATATGATGAGGTCTGGCAAACAGATGCAAACCAAAAAGAAGACATCTATAGAGATAGAATCTTCTGTACAGACCAAGACATAGACCAATTGAATGATAACGACCATTACCAAATAAATCAAGGTCAATATACAGAATATGATGGTTATAATAATGATTACTTAGTAATATGAAAAAAAGAAACAGAAATAAATTAGGACAGTTTACAAAAGCAAACAAAGTATCAGAATTTGGCTTTGTAAATTTAAGTACCTATACAAGTCCAGAGATCAAAGAAGTAAAAGGTAAAGATTGGATAGAATACGGAGCAGACAACAACTATTTCCAATTCCTTTTGGATAGATTTAATGGCTCACCTACTAATCACGCTGCTATTAATGGTATTACACAACAAATCTATGGTAAAGGTTTAAACGCTACTGATGCTTCTAGAAAACCTAATGAATATGCACAAATGGTATCTTTATTCAAAAAGAATATGGTACGCAAACTATGTAATGATTTTTATTTAATGGGTCAATGCGCTATACAAGTAATATATACAAAAGACAGAAAAAAAATAGCAATGCTAGAACATTTGCCAATAGAAACTCTAAGGGCAGCAAAAGCAAACGAAGATGGAGATATTCCAGCATATTACTATTTTAATGACTGGTCAAAGCTAAAAACAGGTGATGAGCCATTGAGAATACCAGCTTATGGTATGTCTAAAGAAAATATAGAGATATATTACGTAAAACCATACAAATGTGGGTTTTATTACTATTCTCCAGTATCATATCAAGGAGGTTTACAATATTGTGAATTAGAGGAGGAGATAAGTAACTATCACCTAAACAACATTATGAATGGATTAAGTCCTTCTATGTTAATTAACTTTAATAATGGAACTCCTAATCAACAAGAAAGAGAATTAATTGAAGCTAAGATTGCACGTAAATTTTCGGGATCGAGCAATGCTGGGAAATTTATTCTAGCTTTTAATGACAATAAAGAAGCACAAGCAGAAATTACTCCAGTACAATTATCTGATGCACACCAGCAATATCAATTCTTGTCAGAAGAATCTACAAAGAAGATTATGTTATCACATAGAATTGTAAGTCCTATGCTTTTAGGTATAAAAGACCAATCAGGACTAGGTAATAATGCAGACGAGATTAAAACAGCATCTTTGCTTATGGATAACACAGTTATAAGGCCTTTTCAGGAGATTTTAATTGATTCCTTTGACCAACTATTAGCTTTTAATGATATAGCCTTAAACCTATACTTTATTACGTTACAGCCATTAGAATTTACTGAAGTTGACCCTACAATACAAGATAAAGAAGATATTGAAGAAGAAACAGGTGTACAAATGGCTTTAAAAAAGATAGATGGTCAAGATGTTTTTGAAACTAAAGAAGAAGCTGAAAAGGTAGCAGAAGAAAAAGGCTGTTCTGGTTCACACGAACACGAAGATGAAGATGGTAAAGTGTGGTATATGCCTTGTGATTCACACGATGAAGTTATTGATTTAAAGAAACCTTGTCAACCTGGATATGAACAATATGGAATGAAGATGAAAAACGGCAAGAAAGTTCCAAATTGTGTGCCTATTCAAATGTCAACAGAACTAGGTAAAGAAATACTTGAAAGCCTAAAGGGAGAAAAAGTTTCTGATGAATGGGTTGTAGTTGATGAACTTGATGAAAATGAGAATATTAGTGATGATGATTGGGCAAATATTTGTATAAAAGAAAAAAAGAGTTTGTTTACAAAACTAAAAGACGAGATTTATTCACGTAATAATGGTAGTGCGTTTAGTTATTTAGATTCTAAAAACTACAAGATTAGGTATAAGTATGCTGTAGGTTCTAGAAAACCAAGCAAATCTACTAGAGAGTTCTGTTCTAATATGATGCGTTTATCACAAAGTGGTATTGTATATAGATTAGAAGATATAGATAGAGCATCTAGAGATGGGGTTAACAAACAATTAGGACATAAAGGAAAACCCTATGATTTATTTAAGTATAAGGGTGGTGTTTATTGCAGACATAAATGGGTAAGAGTATTATATCGTTTAGAAAGCAATACAGAACCCTCTGAAAACCTAGACAACTATAAAAGAACAAGATCAATACCAGAAAGTTACATAAAAAAACCAAGAGGAACTAAAGAATCACAAATAGCACCAATTAATATGCCAAATGAAGGGCATTATCCAGGAGTAAAATAAAAAAAGATATGGCAACTCAATTATTTATAAATAGAACAGACCTTGTAAGAAACTCCATACTGGATGGAAATGTCGATACTGACAAGTTTATCCAGTTTATAAAGTTAGCGCAGGAAATCCACGTACAACAGTATATGGGAACAGATTTGTACAATGGATTAACAGCAGCAATTCCAAATATTGACTTAGCAGCTAATGCAAGGTGGAAAACTTTGCTAAATGATTATATTGTTCCTATGGTAATATGGTATGCACAAGTGGATTATCTGCCTTTTGCAGCATATCAAGTGCGTAATGGAGGTGTGTTTAAGCATACTTCAGAAACATCAGAAACAGTAAGTAAAAACGAAGTAGATTATCTAGTAGAAAAAGCAAGAACAAACGCTGAATGGTACTCTAGAAGGTTTATAGACTTTATGTCTTTTAATCAATCTACTTACCCAGAATACACAAGTAATACAAATGACGATTTATACCCAAGCTATGATGCAACATTTAATGGATGGGTATTATGAGATATAAACCAAAGAAAAAAAACATAGAAAAATTGAAAGTATTTTTAAAAAAAATATTAAATAACAAAAAAACTAAATATGGCAACTCTATTTAACACGAAAATATCAGCTACATATCCTGCCTTAATCAAAACTATTGATAATGCAGCACTTGCAGCATCATTAAAAGAATTGACTGACGGATCAGGAAATCAGACTGGTGTTTATATGAATACTGGTGGTGATTTAAAAGTTACTAATGTACTTGAATGGGGTTCATTAAAAGATACAGGTGAAAACATTACAATTACTAAGTTAGTTGACCAAGCTGATGGTATTGCTAACAACAATAATGACACTTCTTTACCTACATCTAAAGCAGTTAAGGATTATGTAGATACTAAATTCTCACAAACAGACACTTTACAAGAGGTTCTAACATTTGGTAATACTACAAGTGGAACAGACATAGCAGTTAGTGCAGCAGATGACATTACATTTACTGATACATCTAAAATTATAATGGGTGCAGGT